GGAAAGGTTTGCTAAGATTCTCAAAATCTCATACGGGATACACTCACCAGGCGGGAATAAAAACATCATCATATGATTATATTAAAAATATTTTGATGACTTCATGCGAAACATTAGCACAAGCAAAAGCCGCCTGGAAAAAAGGGCTTAGAACATTTAGGACCATTACAGACTTATCACAGATAACAAGTAATGAAAAACAATGTATGGCCACATTAGAGGGAAGCAAAACTACTTGTTCAAAATGTAATAAGTGTAACGGGGATAGTGATTTCAAATCGATTGCTATCATAGTACATGGTAATGGCGCAAAGTATGCGGGGGGTTATTAATTGATTATTGAAGCTGCTCAAATATTAATAACATTACTAATTATTATGTTTTTTATAACGGGATAATTAGTCAAAATGAAGCCTTGATTTATCAGGGCTTTTTATTGTCAATCTATATTAGAATTTGCTTATATACTTATACAGGTCTAATGAAACCAGAAGGCCGCAAAAGAACCTAGTTAGTGTTTATACATAGGGTTATAAGACTGATATATCCATTATACAAGCCTTTTAAGATACTAGACTATGAGAGCGGCTATTTTAAAAGAGGTTCATAATCACACACACACCCGACCCATATCGTTTAATAAGTATATAAGCAGCTACTAATATGGCCTTATTTCTACATTAGAGAATGCTAATATTTGCGTTATGGCCTGTTTATTGGATTAATGGCTTATCTATAACAAAGAAAATAAAGACTTTAATATAATATGTATTAGAGCCTTAGAGAGCAAAACCAGTATAAAAATAAAACTTGACTTTTATATAATAATATGTTAGGCTTCATATATTAGCATATTAGAATATAAGCAAATGCTAATATGCCTTCCATCAGTATATAAGGATATACTAATATTCCCTTTCCATCAGTATATTAGCAAGTACTAATATTCCCTTCCCATTCATAAGAATAGAAGCAGATACTAATATTCCAGAAAAACAATATAAGCAAACTCTAATATACTAATACTCTAATATTAGTATTTGGTAATATTCTAATATTCTAATGCGATTAATCATTCGCCCAGGGGTGGATTATTCGATAAAGTTTATCCCGACAGCCTTGGCCTAGTAGTTTATTAAATATTTAAACATACCTTATTATATGAAATTTAATAGTAATAGTCAATATAATTAATTATATTTATTTTAGTATTTATATTAAATATATGTTGACATTCATATAGCTATAAATTAAGATTAAGTATGCCTGGAATTAACTAGGTTTGAACGGAGTAAATTATGAATATTGACTTACACGATATTAAATCAATCACAACTACAAAAGCTAGAAAGTTCACATCAGGAGGTAAGACTTGGTATTCTAAGGATATTAAAATAGTTAATGTTTTATATGGTAGAGAAGAAATCTTAAAAATAAGTTTTTATGATGATAATTTAGGTAACTTGAAATTTATAAAAAAATAAATAAATAATTAAACGGGGCCGCAAGGCCCCAGGATAAATAAAAATATGAATATGACAATAAGAAACAAAAAAATAAGAAGAGAGAACCATATAAGAGATATGTATATCAGCAATATAGATAATGTAGAAGTTACTTATATCATCTGTAGTGATGTATCTATTAATAATGGTGATGGTAGTTTTTCAGCAAGTATGATTATGGATAGTATGGATACTACAGTGGACACACTAGGCAACTGGAAGTCTGCTTATCATAAGTTTGAAGATGCGGTTTATGAAAAATTATCTAATACAGATGTATTTGATTATGATGTAAGTGTTGAGCTAGATAATGATTGTCTTGACTATAAACACGGATTAAATATAGATTGCTATGGCGATGACCATAGGGCCGACTGGAAAGATGAGGCTAAGAATAAAATAGTAAAGGATTTAGTGGCTATTCATATGCTGGATAATTCTTAATAAATAATTAACAGGGGCCGATAGGTAATAGCATACAAATTAATTGTACTGGTCAGTATGCAGACACTTTACAAACCTAAAGGCCCCAGGATAAATAAAATGATTGATGCAATACTAATATTCTTTATCTATGTAATTATAATATGCATACTAGCATTGATAGCTTGGCCGATTATATATTTATTAGATAAAAATAATTTATTATAATGTTGACATTCATATAGGAATAGCTTAATATTAATTATCCCTGGAATTAATCAGGTTTGAACGGAAGGAAATTATGAAAACATATAACATTGGAATTGACTTAACTTATGGCACTCATATAGAAGTACACGCTTATAGCGAAGAAGAAGCGATTGAGAAAGCTAAGAAACAAGCTAGTGATGTAATAGGCCCTAGGAACTACCATTATGTAGGGGTTCAATCTCATAGCGAGTATGAGAAATAAATAGCCCTAACGGGCCGTTCAAGGCCTATCAGCAGAAATGCTGGTAGGCTTTTTTTTACCTAAATACTAAAATAATCCTTGACATTGAGTTATCCACAGGTTTATTAACATTAGTATATTAGAAGATACTAATATTGCTCTCTACCTCAAGGTTATCCACAGGGTTATCCACAGGTTGAGGGTACTTATCCACAGGTTGAGCATAGTTATCCACAAGTTATCCACATTATTGTATTAGTATATTAGCATATTCTAATATTTCCCGCCCTTCGGGCGGGTTATCCACAGGTTTATCCACAATTTGTAGAAGTTATCCACATGTTATTAACATTAGTATATTAGCATATTCTAATATTCGGCCCCTGCGGGGCATAAGACTCGCCCTTCGGGCTCGTTATCCACAATTTATCCACAGGCTGAAGACACTTATCCACAGGTTATCCACAGGGGTGCGACCCCCTTTTGGAAGTACACATATATATATATCTCTCTTAAACTCACCGATGGGGAAAATACATTCTATACAAAAATAAACACACTCACACTATCCATAAGGCTCCATGATAGTCCATGAGAGTCTATAAGAATATTAGCATTTACTTATATATAAAATAAGAGTTGACATAGCTATAACTGATAAATATACTCGGTGGGTGGGTGGGCATATATATATATAATATAATATAGTGTTGCATATTAAAAAAAAAGTATTAAACTTAGAGGTGGAGTAATATGTCTACTGAACAAGAAAGAATACAAGAGATACTCGGCACCCTTAAAAAAAGAGGGGAGGAGAATAAACTCAATTACTACGAACCCTATAAATTCCAAGAAAGATTCCACTCGGCTGGAGCTGAAGCCAATCAAAGACTATTGATGGCAGCAAACAGGGTCGGTAAGTCCTATGTAGGCGCAATGGAGATGGCAGCTCATTTGACAGGGCTGTATCCTAAATGGTGGAAGGGAAAAAAATTCGACCAGCCCATTCGGGCTTGGGTTTGTGGGGCCAGTAATGAAACCACAAGAGATATATGTCAAAGAGAATTATTCGGGCAACCAGATAACCCCAGAGATAGAGGGAAGGGAAGTATTCCCAAACATCTCATTGGCGAAACCACAAGAAAACCAGGTGTGCCTAACGCACATTCTTCGGTTCTTGTAAAACACAGCACAGGTGGGTGGTCTAGAGTTGCCTTTAAGGCTTACGAAATGGGTAGTGAAAAATTTATGGGAGAATCATTAGACCTTGTATGGTTAGATGAGGAACCGCCCCAAGATATCTACTCACAATGCATTACTAGAACCCTAGACAGAAGAGGATTGGTTTATTTGACCTTTACTCCAGAGTCGGGCATGACTGAGGTGGTTCAAAACTTTACATCTGATTTAAGGCCCTCACAGGCGCTCATAACAGCGGGTTGGGAAGATGCAGACCATCTAACAACCGACATGAAAGAACAAATTTTAGCAGCATTACCTCAACACGAAAGAGAAATGCGGTCTAAAGGCATACCAATGATTGGTTCAGGGCTAGTATTTCCTATTATGGAAGATGTATTAGCGATAGAACCTTTTACTATTCCCAAGCATTACGCAAAGATTGCGGCAATAGATTTTGGATACGACCACCCTACAGCCGTTGTATGGTTAGCGTGGGATAGAGATGAAGATATTGTTTATGTTTATGACTGTTATCGAATGGCTAAACAGATACCGAGTTATCATGGCTCACACATCAATGAACGAGAAGGTTCTGACTGGATTCCTGTTGTATGGCCACATGATGGTTATCAACACGATAAAGGAAGTGGTATTACCCTAGCCGAGCAATATAGAGATGCTTATGTCAATATGATGCCGTTTCACTTTGAAAATCCCCCTGCTATTGGGCAGAAAAAAGGTGGAAACAGTGTAGAAACAGGATTAATGGAAATGTTAGACCGAATGGAACATGGAAAATTTAAAGTATTCAATACCCTTTATGACTGGTTTGAGGAGTATCGTATGTATCATCGTAAAGATGGAAAACTGGTTAAACTTAAAGATGATTTAATGTCGGCTACAAGATATGCTGCATTAAGTCTTAGACATTCAACAACTAAAGGTTCACGCTGGGAAACCAAGGGTAGATTAGGCCCTGATGTAGCAGTCGTATAACAGGAGAAAACATTATGGCAGGACCACTAATACCAATGGCACTAAGACAATTGGTAAAAAGTAAAAAATTCAGAGCAGCAGCAGCTGGAGGATTAGGAGCATTAACAGGTTACTTTGCAACTAAAAAAGCAGCACCTAAAGCTAAAGCTAAACCAGCAGTCAAAAGGTCTATGCGTTTTAATAAACAAGTATCTTCTACTACTGAAAAGAAACCTACAGGAGCTATGGCAGCTTACCAAAAAAGAATGGCGGCAGGTCAAAGAAAATCTAACTTATCAAGAAAACCTAGAAAATAGGCTTATAGGAGAACATTATGGCAAGTAAATATGAAGATTTTTTTGAAATAGCCAGAACTAGGCCTAGAAAATTAACTGATTCTCAAAAGAAAAACTTAGAAAAAACAAAAACAAAAAAAGAACTTAAGCTTAATAAACTTAAAGGACAAAGAATACAAGAAAGAATAGAAAAAGGTTTATCTCCTTTTACAGAAAGTTACAAAGGAAAGAAATCAGCAGCAGAAAAATTTAAAGATAGGTACGGAAAATAAATGGCTAAAACCAAAAAGATGACTAAAGATGAACTAGCTTCACAATTAAGTAGTGAAATAGAGTCTGCTTCAGGAAACTTCAATACAGAACTGTCTGCTCAA